CATGACTGTGCCTACTTCGGCTGGTGATCTAGGCTCTGCAAACATCTTGGTCAGATCGCTTTCTCCGTCGTTGTGGAAGCGAACTAAACTGGTTAGGGAGTCTACCTCTGCTCGTTGGCTGCAAAGTAGCACATCGACCGCATGGCCAACTGCGATGATTAGCTCCGGGTCTGCTCTTTCCTTGTCTGACACTACCTTACCTCCTGTGATTTGGTTGCGAGGACTGTAGGTACGAGCATTTCTGTTCTTCCTTCACGCTTGCGAGATATCATGCCACGCTGCTCAAGTGTTTCGAAGATAGACGTTGCATCCCTTGCCGTAAGATGGTATGCCTGCATGAGATGCGATCGGGATATGCCTGCAGGATTACGAGTGATCGCTCTACAGATCACGTCGAGATGCCTTTCAGCTTCACCCTTTCCGACTCCCTCCATTACCTCTATAGCGTGCGCGTACCACTGCTCTCCGTACGTAGCAGCGCGGAGAATGTCAATCTCTTCAACTTCGACTGTCTCGTTCCGTTGGCGCGAAGCCGCGATGAGTATTGCACACTTCAAAATAGACTTCGCTAACCTGTCTCCGATTGGCGTCATGACATCTGCCTTGTCGGTATGCAGGCCGAGGTCTAGCAACTTCGTTTCCAGGGTGTTATACCTAACCCAGGCGTCTTGACTGAGGACTGCTTCAGTCACTACGTTTCGTACGATCTGACTCTTGAGCTTTTCGATATTCAAGGTCTGAGTACGATTGTAGAACTTAGCCAAGTCGGTTAGCTCTGCCAACATTTCGGCCCGGCCTTCCATGGACCGTCCTGTAGGAGGACCTATTGGTCTAATCCTCGATAGGTCAGATTCAGCTGTGACGAGAATAAAGCGTGGCATGAATCCTGAACCTACCATATCGAACGTGAGCAAGGATGTGACTCTGTTCTTGATGCCTCCGGCAAAGACGATCAAGCGTGGGTCGTGGACCTCAATAGTCTCTTTCCGGAGTACTCTCTTCTGCATCTTGCCGTCATACAACTTAGTAAAGAGCTCTGGCATTCCTGCCATATAGTCCTTCCTAGTCATCTGCTCTAGGAGGCCACTGAACTCGTCACGTAGGAATACAGATGGTTTTCCTGGCCGAGTCGATAAGGAGCTGAGTAAGCCCTCAATCGATCCGTCTGTTGCCATTACCAAGTCGTCGTCGATCTCCATCACGAGATCCATCGCGATATCCATTGATGTAGTCTTCCTGGTTAACGTCGTATCTGCCAGGATCATAAACCAGACATTCGGCACGATCGTGCCATATGACGTCGGCAAACGGACAGAACCAGCAAGGAGTGAGCTTAGAGCGACAAAGGCACCAGCTTGATGATATTGAGGTGCTGCATCGCCTAGCTTGCTCGCCCACTTGATGTACCTCTCGACGAAGGTATCGCCTGCTCTTGCAACCTGCTCTTTTTCCGCGTCGGAAACGAGTGCTACGAACTCTTCCGGTTTAGGAACGAGAAGGCGTTGATGTAGTTCAGCTCTAGCTTCTGCTCGGCATATCTCCTTCCATAGTTGTATTGCAGGACGACCGTCTCTCGCATACTTGTTACAGGACGCTACGGATGCGATGACGTATACCTGTTCACGAGTATAGCCAGCCTCGTACAGTTGCATCAATAGCTTCCACAGGACTTCGCTCCAACTCTTGACTTCGGGAACTTCTGCAAATAGAGTCCAGACTAGCGGGTTGAGTTCGTCCCGCTTCTCCTGTAAGAGATCTTCTGCTTGTCCAGGGAGTATTGTAATCTCTGGCATAGGCACATCAATCGCCATGTAGTCAGGCGATACTGGATACTCGTCGAAGTCCTCTTCCCTGTAGACGTTTCGGTTTGACTTGTAGAACTGAACGGTAGGAGCGATACCGTCCTTTATGTGCTTGAGGTTAGCAGTTCCTGGTACTCTCAGTAGTTGTGTTAGGTCCCAACCACTCCTGTCTGCTCCTTCGTCGGCATGCTTGTAGGCAATTCGTCGGCTCAGCTCTTCTGCTACATCCGGATCTGGTGGATGCTCCATCGCCCAGAATGCTTGATACCTACCTGGTGATGACTCAATCGATATGGTAGGTTCGACCAGCATTTTGTCTGGAGAACAAAAGTCGAGGTCAGCCCATAGGTTAGGAGTGAACTCGACATTCTCTTTTGTCCGCTTCTTAGTCCTCAGCAATTGAGGACAGAAGTATACATCGTATGATAGAGCATGCTCCTCGATCGCCTTATGTACGAGATCTTCTTCCTCAGGCCATTGGAAGTAGACTTCCTGGAACTGAGGCTTAGCTGAGGGCGAACGAAAAGCTAAGCATACCAAACCACTCGACCGTCCGAAGATAAGTCGAAAGAAGAGGTATTTTTGCTGTTCAGTAGGCTGCAAATGTTCCCCCTTTTTGAGGTAGTGAGGGACGACCTGTATCAGACAGTCGAAACTTGTGTCCAGCCGGCCTGACACACTAATACAGGTGCTTGGTTATCTCGCGGGCCGTCGAGACCCTCACTACCTGCTCGATTACTGTAACTGTACTCTAACGAGCACGAGTTACAGTAAGCCTACGGAAGGTTGCTCGTGGAACCTACAGTCGCATCAGCTAGCACGTCATCCCAGGCCGAGATGCCCTTGACCTCGTTCTTGTACAGGCCCTCACTGCCATCCGGGTCGTTGTACTTATCGCGCTGCTTGACAACGCTGACGAGGACATGCTTGCTAATGAAGGTGTGCCCTGGAGGGACATCCACCTCGCCTGCCTGCAGATTGGCATAGCCGGTTGCCTTCAGGAGCTGGCCGAGGGTGTACAGAGCAGGACTGAACAACATACAGTTGGTCCAGACCTTTCGCATCTCGTACGGTCCGTCCTGGATGGTGAATTCGAGCCGCCAGTATGGCTTACCCTGATTCTTACTGTTCGGTCCGCACTCGGCGTCTTCGACGTCGGTGATGCAGCAGTGGTACTTGCCCGTCGGCATAGGCGAGTAGTCTCGCGCTTCGCTGGAGGCTTCCTGATCGCTGAAATTAACTCTCAGTGGTTCGGACATCGTTCGCTACACCCTTCATGAGATTGTTTATGATTGTCATGGTAGGAGCTTCGATTGTCAGAGGCAGTTTGCCAGATCTGTCTTTTGCCACTTGCTGTGCAGTCTTCTGTGTTAGGAGGAATCGCTTGGGCACTGGACCTTCTGGTGTCGCCATCTCCTTGATGTAGTAGTACACTACGATGTCCAGGAAGGCCGCAATTTCTGAGGCCAGCTTGCCTGGAAGAGAAGGCTTCATCGTCGTGATGCCGGTCCTCACATCCTTGTCATCCTTCATGAGTGCGGTGAAGATGGTATTCAAGGGAAGATCTCGGAACCCTCGAACCATCTTCCTGATCTGCTCTAGGCTGACTCCCCAGTCACGCATTGCCGGAACGTCGATCTCTACCTTTTCCGGACCACGCTTCTTGAGTGCTTCGTCCATAACCCAGTACATGTTGAACTTCTGGATTTCCGTCAAGGAGTCTAGCACTACGGTTTGGTAGCCATGAGTAGTACTGAGCCTCAGCTCGTCGTATACTGCTTGCATCTCCTTCCATGTCGTTACACGAACAGTCTCTACCTTAGGATACGAGTGCGTTAGTGATTGTGTTCCTCCTTCGATGTCAATAAAGATCACTGGGCGCATACTCGGTACACCGTCGGCAGAGCCTGCTAGTGTTGTTTTGCCAACCCCGGAGTCGCCGTAGATCAGGATGTTGTAGTATGGACTACGTTCCCGAACAGGCATGACTCTAAGGCCAGCGAGAGTCCTTGGTGACAGAACTTCAGCTGGTGCGCTGATGTTTCACCCCCCTTCGCCACGTGCTGTTACGCACTCTTTGGGGTAGTCCTCGGGTTACTGGAGCGCGAGAGCTATGCTCGCGCCTCAGCGTCTCTGCTACTTGCTCTACGTCTACCAGTCGCTCGGCAGACGCGGAACGAGCCAGTCCCTGTTGTCCATATACATCACCCCCTCTCTCTATTGATCGGTTAAACTCGTCAAAGATGGTTAGTACGACAAAGTCATCAGCCACTACTCTCCACCTTTCGATTCCGTCGAAGGTTGCGTACGAATGTAGTAGTGCTGCCTCTTCTCGTAAAGGGTATCGAGCGCGTACTTGTAGTCGTGTTGACTGTTCTTCTCGATACAAGGTGTACGGAAGGCGCAGAAGGAACAACTGAATCGTCCCGCTGATGGGTAAAGGCGTAGGTTGGGTTCGAGCATGTCGAGCGCCTCGAGCCCGATGTTGTGCTCGATCGACTGTAGATCTTCGGGCGACTTGGCGATCTGGTGGTTGCTATAGAACTCTGTTCCTTCTCCACGTAGGTATTGGAGGAACTCTTCGTACAGCCCTGCCTCGTATGCGGCTCTATCCTCTGTGTAGACGGTTTCCAAGTATGTGTCGTAGTCGGTTGTTTGTTGTCTATTCACACTAAAGAGACGACCAAGTCTCCGTGCATTGTTCATTCTGGGCGGCTCTGGAAAGCCCTTGCGCTGCTCCCGGTAGACAAACCCAACCACAGGCAGGCCGAGTTTAGTCAGCGCCCATACGTAGCTACCTATTTGGTCGTCTAGGAAAAGCCACTCTTCGTCCTTCATAATCGTGGAAGCGGTCTTCCAGTCGTAGATCCAATAGTGCCCGCGTTCGTCCTCAGCGAGCATGTCAAGACGCCCTGCATAGACAACCGGAAGACCTTGCCAGTCATTAGCACGGTAGGTAATGAGCTCACGCTCGTAACCGACACCAGCAATGCCTCCAAGATCGAGTCCGTGCTTGTCTGCAGAGTTATTGAACCACTCTTCGAAGCCTTCCCACTTCTGCCACTTGTTCCAGCACTGGTCGCACTTGCACCAGATAACCTCTTCACCCGTTTCAGGGTTCGGGATCGGTACCATAAAGCTGATCTCGACCTTGACAGGTTTCCACCCGTTGTCGTACTTGGGC